TTCCAATCTTCTATAGAAGGAGCGGTGTATAAAGATGAAATGGCTGCCTTACGTGCACGACACGGGGTGACGATGGTACCATATGATCCAAGTTTGCCGGTACGTACCTCATGGGATATTGGGTGGGGAAACTATACAAGTATTTGGTTTGTGCAGTTTGATGGGTTACGACATAGAGTGATTGATTTTTATGAGAATAATAGAAAACATATTTCTCATTACTGGCAGATATGTCAGGCAAAAGGGTATGTGTATGAAGAACATATAGGGCCGCACGACCTCCGTCATCATAGTAAAGAAACAGGGAAGACGCTTGAACAAGCAGCAAATGAACTAGGGTTACATTTCCGGGTACTTCCTGCAATGCCTATTCAACACGGTATCAATGCAGTACGTGGGATCTTTCCTATGATGATGTTTGATGAACAGAAGTGTGATGTTGGGTTGAAACATATCGCAGGGTATCAATTTGAATGGGATGATAAGCTTGGGAAATTCCGTGATGAACCGTTACATGATGAGCATAGTGATGCGGCGGATTCATTACGCTATTACGCACTCGGATTCCTTCATCCGGTAGAAGCACAGTACGGAGGTGGAAGAAAGACGGAAGATTTTGATGTTTATGAATAACATATACTTATGGCTACATTTACGTTTGTTTGCCCGAGCTGTGGAGAAGTATTCGAGCAGCTTGTACTCACCTCTATAGGGGAAAAGAAAGAAGAAGTACCATGCCCACACTGTGCTACGGTTCCGTGTAACACAAAGATAGGGGGAATGCCGGGAGTACAGTATAAAGGGGAGGGATATTATTGCATGGATAGGAAATAAGAGTATACTGTATCTGTTTACTTTTTTTTGTTTTCTATGGCTAATCCGTTTAAGAAACTGTTTCCTGACTCTAAATGTATTGATGCAATACAGATACGAGTACCCCATGAAGTGTATAGAACTATCGCACAAGATGCACACGTACACAACACGTCTATATCTGAAATACTTATGACACTTATTAAAGATAAGTATTATAGAGAAGAAAAAAAAGAAGAATAAAATACTTTACTTTTTTAAAAGAATAAGTAAGATATATACGTGCTTCAAACAAGCAACACCGATAGAGTATACAGAAGAAACAAAGCGAGTATCTTAAAAAAGATTGTTATTGATACATGTGCTTTACTGTACCTGTATCGGTGAGAGTCTTTTTTTACGCATACTATCAGAAAGGACGGTGGCTATTGGAGAGAACACCGAAAAAAAATCCAAAACAATAAATAAATACTGTACTAGGTAGGTGCAAAGCGCACGCTCTGAGTACGCTCTCAACGTGCGACCTGACATGTTTAGTACAGTATTGTGGAAACTATGAGCACTACGAGTATCTCATGATACTAGGGGGACATGTAACAACATGGCTGCATACGACCACTACCTTTCCTTCGCAAATAAGAAGATTCACGCTGATACTCAGGGGGAAAGAGCGGTTTATTGAATCTGATAAAGGGATAAAAAGAGACTGATTGTAAAAAATGAATACTATAAACAATATCTAGCGTATGTGTGCTGTATTGTCTTGTAGTTTTTTTTGCATAGTTAGTGTGCTATACGTACTAATGTAGCCACTAAACCGTATATTTATGTCAGAATTAGAAAAGCGATATATCCCGACAAAAGATGCAGAAGAGAAGAAAGAAGGAGATACGACTGAACATGAGTATGGGGAATTACTTGCACAAGTAGCGAGTGAATTCGAGTACGGGTATGCGTTTATGACACCAAAGTTTAATGAGTGGCAGAAACGTTTGAAGGTGTATATGAATCAAACGAAAAAGAAGTCTGATGTAGGATCTATGTTGATCTTTACGATTCATCAGACGCTTATTGCTGCGATGTATAACGATAAAATTAATGTAAAGTTCTTACCACGAGGGGAAGGAGATGTGCAATCTGCAAGTAATTGGGAGAGTCTTGCAAAGTTTGACTATGACCTCATGGAAAAACCTATTCTCGACTACGAATGGATTTGGGATACTACATTCTTCTCTTATGGCCTTGTATTGATGCATGAGTGGGATGATAACGATCAGTGCCCTGTACCTATCACTTTGGACGTAACTAACTTCATACGTGATCCTAACGCTATTTCTATCACTGGAAAAAGGAATGGTGAGGGGAAAACAAAGTTTTGCGGTGGATTTGTGTATCTTACGGAGTATGAGGTAGATGAGAATATTAAAAATGGTGTGTTTGATCTTATTGAAGATTGTGAGGAAGTAGAAACAGGGACCGGACTTGATAACACGGTGATTGAAGCAAATATGAAGCTTCGTCAATCAGCTATGGGATACTCTAATATCCAAACAAAGAATAACGCTATCAGTGGGGCAAGTAAGTTGTATAAATTCCTACGTTGGTTTACGTTTAGTGAAGAAGGGAAGCCGCTCATGGTGTACACAACAGGGGATAGACAGAAGATTGTAGGAGTGAAAGAATTGAAAGTAGATGATAAATCATTTCCTATTATCGATAGAAAGTTACATCCGATGACAAATACATGGGATGGTGTATCTGTATCAGACGCATGTGAAGACAAACAGAGAGCAATTGCTATCCTTGAGAATCTCATGCTTGAGTTGTCGAAGTATGCGGTCTATTCTCGATATCTTTATGATATCAATAAGATTCCAAATAAAGCAGAGTTAGAAGAACATAAGATGAACCAGTATATCGGAGTGAAAGGTGATCTTTCTTCTGCTATTATGGAGATTCCGAAGACACATATCTCTACTGATATCAGTTTCACGATTAACACACTGCAAAGTGAGGCGGAGAAAGCTACTGCAACGCCGGAGATTAGACAAGGTGTACAGGCTGCCACAGCACGTTCAGCAACAGAGAATGCAGAAATATCAAAGAACGTAGATACTCGGTATGGGTTGAATGCTCGTGTCATGACATGGAGTGAAAAACGGTTTTGGAATCTTTGGTTCAAGATGTATCAGAAGTATTTTTTCTCCCAAGCGAAAGAAAAGATTGTGCGTGTGCTTGGGGAAGCTGGTCTTGAGTTCCGTCCAATGACTGTAGAAAACCTCAAGATGTCTAAAGATCCTGATATTCAAATTGAATCTATGGCAGTGAGTGAGCTTGAGAGAACGGTAAAACTACAAGCGTATTCAAATATGTATAAGCTTGCTGCGACTGATCCAACGATCGATAAACGATACATCATGTCAAAGATTGCACAGTATTCTGAATTCTCAGCGGAAGAACAAGCAAAGATCTTCCCGAAGACGTTTGATGAGTACTTACAAGAGGCAGAAAACAAACAGCTCAACGCTGGACAGATTGTGCATATTAATCCGGAAGATGATGATTACACACATCTACGTGTATTAGAGAAGGCAAATCAGAATAAAGAATCTAAAGCACATGCAAAAGCTCACTTGGAACAGTTATTTTTCAAGAAAAAGAACCCACAAGCACAAGCAAGTAGTGCATCACCGGTAGATCCTGCGCAAATGATGCAACAAATGGGAGGATCACAGCCGGCACCTACAACCGACTACTCTCAACCGAACATGTTACAAACAGCATAATGAATAATAAAGCAAAAGCGGGGTTTATAAAATCGTTACTGGATAGTGATGGATGGAAAGTGATCCAAGATGATTTGCAGCAAGATGTGGTCATCTTACAAAACAAGCTTGAAGAAGGAGAGGTGACCGATATGCAACAACTTGAACGGATACGCACCGAGTTACGGTTATATAAATCCTTCATCACATTACCTTCTCGCATGTTTGCGAATCTCACAGCTACCACACTAGACCCAACAGAAGATAAATATAATTAGTACAAGATTGAGCGCAGTGTAGAGAGCTTTCCGTTGCTTTCTCTCTCTACTTTGCACCCAGTGTTGTACACTGAGTAATTTCCCTCGTTATGAGGAGTAACCATTTCCTTTTATGGATAATGAGAAAGACCTTGATGTAAATCAAGAGGTGGCTGGTAACACTCAAAACCAGAATGACAATCAGAATGCAGATCAGAAAGAAGAGATGCCTCCCGTACGTGATGCGAGTTACTATTATGAACTACGTCACAAAGGGAAAAAGCAGTCTTCTGACGATGATGTGCAAGACGATGATTTTTACATGAAGGTGAACCGAATAGTTGACCAACGTGTAGGAGCCGTCAAAGATTCGATTGATACACAAGCACGTACTGTGGAACTCAAGGAATTCATTGAGAACAATCCGGAGTTTAAAGAATTCTCACCAAAGATTGCAAAATGGTGGAGTGATCCATCACGAAGACATCTACCGGTGGGAACAATTGCTTTGGAAGCAGTAGGAACCGAGAATTTACGCAAGATTTACATGGAGCAAGGGAAGCAGTATGCAAAAGAAGTATCTGCAAGCCGTACCTTCGGAGGATCTTCCGCTCGAAATCTTGGCGAAGTGAAAGTATCAAAAGAACAAATCAACTCCATGAGTCCGAAAGAACTCAACGACTTTATTAGAAAGCAGTCGCATTGATTTAATTAATTTTTTCTTACTATGGCATTAGTTACAAGAGCAGATATTGGAGAAGAGTATGCAGCGTTATATATGAAGAGTTATCTTTATACAGCTGAGGCTCGTATCTGTTATCTCAAATTTGCACAGGCAGCAACTCCATCACATGGAGATACAGTAATTTCACTTCCTGAAAACGGAGGTTCAATGAGTGGTAAATGGAGACGATATGAGAATCTTACTGAGCAGACTACAGCTCTACAAGATGGTATCACTCCGGAAGGAATGGATCAGGATGTTACAGACATCACAGCTACAGCATTGCAGTACGGTGGATTTATCCGTTATACTGACAAGTTGAAGCTCACAACAATAGACAACTATTTGTTGCAGACACAAAAGAGACTTGCATACAACATGCAGAAATCTCTTGATACTATTACAAAGAATATCGTTTGTGCAGGTTCTAACGTTATCTTCCCAGGGACTATCACCCTTCGAACAAACGTTACTTCTACAGACCTTATCACTGTAGCGATGGTATTGAAAGCGGTACGTCTTCTTGAGTCTAACGACGCAATGACGTATACAGAAGATATGATTATGCCTACTGATGGATATGGAACTTCTCCGATCCCAGAGTCATATATCGCTATTGTTCACCCAAAGACAACTTATACACTTCGACAACTTACTGGATTCACTGAAGTACAGAAGTATGCAAATCCAACACAGAGAATGCCGGGTGAAGTGGGTTCAATTGGACAAGTTCGATTTATCCAAAGTTCTGCCGGAGTAGTATTTACTGCGGGAGGTAGTGGAGCAATTGACGTATACGGAACTCTTATCTTCGGAACTGATGCATTTGGTGCGATCGATATGAACGCACTCACTGTTGACCTTATCATCAATGATATTGGTTCAGGTGGTACATCTGATCCATTGAGACAGAGAGGTACAATCGGTTGGAAAGCTGCATTTACAGCGAAAATCCTTAATGACAACTTCATGGTTCGTCTTGAGCATGCTGTGGCTGCGTAAGCTACGTAAGAAAGCAACTTTATATTTTTCATTTTTCGTTATATGGCTACTACACGAGCAAAACTAATTACTCCGGAAGAAGAAGAGGTGTCACCTTCTACAGAAGACAAACGTTTTCTTCCTATGGATGACGATCTTGGGAACATGGGTATGGAAGAATTACCCGTTGAAACTCTTCCTCAAGAGGAACCTGTTTCCACTGTGCTTGATATCCCTGTTACTCTTCCTTCTTCTCACAAGTCACTACGACAAGAGATAGAAATGAATGACACGGTAGCGAGTACAATGAGTGTTCTTGAGTCAGAAGAGAAGGTGGACCGTAATTATCCTTACTTCCCCGGAGAAAATATGCGAGCAGAGGCAGTAGTGAATATTAACGAAGTGAGGTATACATTTCCGAAAGGAAGACCGGTGAAGATACCTAAATCAATTGCAGCGGTGTATGATGCACGCTATCAAGTAGAAGTACTTAATGGTGATGTATTGCCATCAATGCGTATTGATAGAGCAAATCTTATGCTAGACGGTAAATAATTTTATTTGATAATTCCTTATTATCATGGCATTGCTAAATCAGAAAACAGAAGAGGGAGCAGGAGTACAGGAAATACATAGTATTTCTAT